GGTGTAGTTTGTTCCGGGGATGGTATAACCACTGTTCGGGTTACCATTTCCATGGGAAGCGGGAACTGCACGGGTATCATCGGTCTCGGAAATGCGAACGATACGATCACGCCCTTTGAGAAAAGCGGATCCAGGAAGTTGAGCCATTAGCCTATCTCAGTATGTATTGAGTAGTCGGGGATTGTGATTTTCAGGGTCTCAAACGATATGTCCGTTTGCGGTGTAAAAACCGAAGTCTCCACATCAGGAAAGGCCTGAAAAAGTAGCAACCTCAGATTGTCCAAGGTAACTGAGGTGTCGTAACTAGTAAGAGTTACGTTCCACAGCTTCAGCAGAAAGACTGCCTGGGACATCGTTGGAGAATTCCGGGTCTCTGGAACCTCATCGATCACACATTCGGTGCCGCTGACTTTCCAGTCCTTGGGAATTTGCTGTGAGCCCCGAACCCAAAGGGCGGGGATTTGGGATGAATTAGGAAGTGTATAGTTTCCTAAGTACGCCCCTATGGTCGAGTCGATGATGGAGCGCAATTGAGAAGCACTAGCCATCAAGTTCTCTCCTTATAGTATCTGAAATGATTTTTGCCGGGTCAATAGAAAGCTCGGCACGTTTTGTCCAAGGTCGGGCTGGATACTTACTACCGCTCTTCATTGTGGCGCCGTTGTGGACTACAGCCGAATAATCAACGGTCCACCTCCATTGCCATGTGTAATTATTGATTTTCTGATTTTGTTGGCTGCGCCTCAGATCACCAAGATCGACAATATTACGAACTTGATAAGCAGTGCTGCCATTCTTCCGCTTCGTTTGACGGGGCCAGAAGTACTCGGGCGCCTGAATCTTGACCGTGAACTCGCGATCTAGATCGGGCACAACCTCATCAAAGGCTTTGCGAATTCCGCTCTTGAGTCGGCGCTCAAGATCCTGCGGTTGAACACCCTTGAAGTCAAGTTTGACCTTAAGACTCATCCCCCGCCTCCGTACTGCTCGAATATCCCCGTGAAACTCTGGAATTGGGTTGCCCTGGCAAAAGGCAAGACGTTAGTGCCCAAATCCAAAATACGAAGTTTGCCAGTTGCGCCGTTGATGGTCGCATCTGCTTCCATTCCCACCTTGATCTTGGAAGTGAATACAGCAGGTTCAAGCAGCTTGCCGGAGCAGCTAGCACTGACCTCGTTCACACCCTCCTTTGTCTCTGAAAAGGCTCCGTCCAGCTGGACATTGCACTTATATGTCTCAGCGATATTGTTCTGAACCGTATTACCGGTCGATGGGTCGACGGCATACGAGCCATAGACCTGAAAGATCAGGGTGGCGTTGTCGAACGGTGAATACTTACCCATCAGAAAGCAAAGCCGGTCACATCGACCAGCCCCTCCCTCAGGAATAGATACGTTGCCCCGTACTGGGAGTCAGCAAAGGTGTACCCCGCTGCCCCGATGTACTTGGTTGTACGAGGTGATGCAGCAATACCAATCTGCTGACCGATCGATTGGGTACGACCAGCCAGCAGGTGAGCGGTCATGTAATTAACCGCATCGTCGTATTGGTCACCCCACAGGTCTTCATCGTTGAGACGCTGGGCCTCGGCGATGGTGGCAGTCACCACAGCACTCTCCTGGTTCGAGAACTCAGGAAACCTTGCAATAAAGGAAGTGCTGGTGACCGCCATTAACCTTCTCCTTCAGTGATTGCTCGAATGCGCTTTTGAATTGCGTTCTTGATGCGGACCCGGTTCTCGGCGTAATCAAACTCCTTGAGCAGGTCGATATCAAAGGTTGAGTTGATCGCAGCAAGCGCTTCCTTGACCGGCATTGTTCCCAAGCCGCTCGTAGGTGCAGGAGCTGCAGTCACAACCTCAACGTCCTCGGTGACCGTGAGAGCACCCAGCTGCAGAAGCTCTGCAACCAGGGGCATCTCCTTCACCTTTGCCCAGGTCGCGGCATCAACATCGCGGTTGACGCCGGACTTGAACTGCACATACTCGGATGAACCTGACCGTTCCCCGATAAAGCTGAAGCCAAGAATGACCTCCTTATCGCGGGGCGGGTTTTCCAGTTGTGGTGAGTAAGTAACAATCATTTTCTGAAGAATGGGTTTTCTTTATCAGGCCTTCTCGACGTAGAGAACGCTCTTGGGGTAGTAAATGGCGGTGCCGCCAATACGCATATGCCCAGCGACTGAATACTCCAGCCCTTTGCGTTCGGGTGGGAGCAGCTCCAGAGTGCGGGGGATGTGCAGTTGCAGCTTCTCGGGGCTGCGGTCGTAGCAGATGATCCGATCTTTCGACAGAACGGAGTTAGCAGCGGCCAATTCGTTGATCGGTTCGATCGAACGAATGAAGGGGTTAGTCTTCAAAAAGAAGCTAAGCACGGTTTCATCGGAACTAGCCGAGCGAGCCGTGGTCGAGATGATCCTATATACGTCATATGGGACCAACATTGTGTTGGGAGACTCCTTCATATTGGAGCCCTGAACGATACGAGTAGGGGCTTCATTTAGAAGCTCTAACATCTCATCTGTGGTCGTACTTGCCCCATCAAACCATTTGTTAGGGACGGTCTTGTCCACCTGATCGCTGTTCAGGAAGCCTTTCATTCCAGAAGGGCCATCGCCAAACAAAGCGATGTCATTAACTGCTTCTTCAGCAGCACGACGCAGAGCAGCAGCGCGACGAGTCTCCAGGTTCATTCCGGGGACAGAAGCAGCCTGCCGGACCTCTTGCACGGTATATGCGAAGGAGCCGCCAAGTGAACGCACAGGCAGGGTGATTTCCTTACGCAGGATGTCAGCGCGGGGCAGGTCAGATGCTTTGTCTTGGATGACATTCATCTTGCCCTGAGCATCAAAAACTCGGTACGTGTAAGCCTCGGAGGTCTCCGCCACCTCTGTACTCACGGGCAAAATTTGCGCGTATTTGAGATCCGCATACTGAGTTTCTAGAACACGGCTGAGTACCGTCTCCAGCTCTCTTGCGAGAAAAAGACCGACATCATCGGTCCTTACTTGGTTATTAGTCATTAGTAATAGCTCCTATCAAGTATCAGCGGAAACGGCGAGGGCGTTGACATCAATCTCCAGCTGAGCGATGCCACCAGCCGCGCAGGAACTCAGCCAACGAGCACCAGCAGTGATCTCGAAGGTTTTTCCAGCTTCAGCGGTCTTGCCATAGCGCCCGATGTATCCCTTGTTAGAGGAAACAGAGGCGGAGTTGGTGTGGAACACACGAACGGCATCACCCATGGCAATAGCGTGAGCGCTAAAGACATAGATCACACCAGAGGTCAACACGTTCATCGTGGCCTTGGCTTTGTAGCCAACCCGGCCATCAGCAGTCTTGGCGTCTGCATCGATGGTGAAGGTGTTGGAGTCAATCGCAACACCGATAACGTCGGTGGCGGATGCACCAGCAAGCAGTTTGCCGGATGCGTCGACGGTGCCAGAACCGTTCTGGATCAGCAGGTGACCGAAGGGAATGACAGCGCCGGTTTCGTTCCGGTAGGAACGGGACACATAGGCCTGCAGATCGGCAAGCATGCCTTCGTGGCCTTTGGTCTGGGCTAGGGGGTAGGAACCCTGAGCACCCTCAGGATTCGCGACAGTCGTGTCGGTATAAGAAACAGTCATTTAAGTGTTCTCCTTTCAAGCGTTGGCAGAGAGATCTTGCTTCCAACCATTCAGCAGACGCTGGCGGTAGGAATCTTGGGCATCGAACTTCTCAGAGGCTTGTACTTGTGCCAGAGCGGCACGCACTTCAGCGACGTTGGAGCCGTCCTCTTCGGGGGCAAACTCGGCGTCGGATTTAACTTCCTCAACCTCGTCAGATTCGATGTCCTCCATAGCGGCGAGCACACCGTCGAGAACACCCAGCAGATAATCTGCGGAGGCATCTTCGCGTGCTTCCTTCTCGAAGACATTCTGATAAGCAAGCGCCATAATCTGCGCTTCATCTTCACCGTCGAACTTGTAGTCGTCGGGAAGAATTGCGGCGAACTTGTTCAGAGCCTCGATACGCTTGTTGACGGCTGCGTTGATTTCCTCAGCGTCAGAGCGTTGTTCGGAAGCAGCAACAGCCTCAGCCAGTTGCTTCTCAAGCTCTTCAATACGTCCAGAAGCGTTGTCAACACGCTCTTGGAGTTCGGTTTTTTCGTTTGATGCGGCCTGGAATTCTTCTACCTGCGCGTCCAGCTTTTGCTGGAGTTCCGCCATACCGCGCTCAGTATCCTTCACGAAGGACTTCACGGCTGTTGCAGAATCTGCAGGAATTTCAACTTCCAGCCCGTCCAGAGTGATTCGTGCCATGGATAAAGCGGGCGAATTCGACGGGGGTTCGATCTCTGCCACCGCATCATTGCGATCACAGGAATCGAGAAGTAGGCGGGCTTGACGACCTGCACGTCCACGATTCACCAAAGCAATGTGATTGACTTTGATGTTTCGCTGAATGCCGTCGTAAGACTCACCTTCGGGAGTAACACCAGGGGTAGGATCGTAGTCAACGCGGTAGCCCGCACTGACTTCTTGGGTATCTCCGCGCTCAATTGAATTGATTGCTTCTTCGTCAGTAATGACAAGAGCAACTTCAACAAAGCCATCGGAGAAACGAACATGCGAACCCGCATGCCCAACCTGATGGAGTTTCGTAGTCTTAGAATCCAGCAGCACCTTTGGATGATTAAGGGTGACTGCTTTCATCCCGAACGAAGACAGAGAATCTGGATTAGATACCTCATCTTCTGGACGATATTCACGAACTTGCGTGCCATCGCCTCGGGTATAAAGCTGTGTGCCCACACGGGCAGCTTTACACCAGACTTTCAAATAACCTTCGTCTGTTTTTTCAGACTTAGTTACTTGTCCGTAATCGTACCGAGAAACTTGTCCCATACTTTGATACTAACGAAATTTAAGTATTAAGTAGTTACTTCTA